TTTGTAATTTCATTTTTCATATGTTTCGAGTCGATGAGTAACAAACTCTCTAATATATTCTGTGAGTAGTTTGATGTACTTTGATTTATCGTATTCTTCATAGACGACACATTCTCCATTTTCACAAGACATTAAGATAACAAATTTTTTAACGATGATACCAGTCAATTCATACAACATACACGCATAAGCGCAACATTGAACGAAGTAACCGTCAATCCATTCCCTTGGTTTGGGTTTTTTGGAAGTTTTAAAATCAATGATTGCAAGTTCGCCGTTATACTCTGCTATACAATCTACTGTCCCAGCGATACCTAACTGCTTGCTATACATTGATCCTTCAAGACTATGTATATTATTAATCTTTGCAAGTTCTGGTTTAGCAAGTTTGAATAAGATATCAGACAGTGGTTGAACCTGTGGGAGTTCTTCATTGTAGAGATATTTTTCTACAAGAGTGTGCATGTCCGTACCACGACTAGTGGCCTTTCTTGTAATACGATCTGCTTCTTCATTACCGACTCTCTTACGCCATTTTTCAAAGATCTTACGATTATAATGACTAGTAATAGAAGTTATGGAGACCAACTTCAGAAGGTCTCCATCTTCGGGAACTTTATAGAAACGAACGCCATCAATATTTTCCCTTTGAAGTTTAGGGAGATCAATTTCTACATGATTAAACATAATTTATCAAAGTTTGAGTTCGTTTTTAGCTACTAAGTATTCTTTACAAAGTCCAGATCTAACAATATCTTCAAGACCAAATTCAATAATATCGAATGAAGGCATTGCTCTCAGAATAGTCATGAAATCTACGATTCCATTTCTCTCATTTGTTTTTGTTAAATCGGTTTGCGTTGCATCACCACAGAATGTAATTCGAGTATTCTCGCCAACTCTTGTTATTATACTATCAAGTTCATGAAAATTCAAGTTTTGAAATTCATCAACAATAACAATAGCATTATCTAATGTTGTTCCTCTAAGGAAAGAAGTAGACCAGAAACTGATAGTTCCTTGAGTTTTAAGATTGCCATACAGCATTTCAAAATCAGCATCTGTAGGCATTTCAAACATATACTTTACCATATTCTTATAGGGAATCTGATAAAGAGATGATTTATCTTCATGATCTCCAGGAAGAAAACCAATTTCACGGGTAGCGACTAGAGAACGAACGATATAAATCTTTTGATATGGGGAGTTTTCATCCAGCACATCTCTAATAGCATTGTATAGTGTAATAAATGTTTTACCTGTACCAGCAGCGCCATATGCAACCAATTGCTTATCATCTGCATATGAATCGAACAACCTCTTCTGATTGTCTGTTAGTGGTTCAATGTCGATTAAGAGATCATTATTGATCGGTTTTTTTCTCTTCATTTGTTTCGCAGTCAATCCAACTCCAATGGGTTGGTCTCCATGGTTCTTTCTCTTTTTAGGCATAAGATTTAAATAGGTTTGACGTAAGATCCAGGGGCAGCCGCTGCTTTTTTAAGAACATCATTCCATCCAGGATTTTTATTGACGAGTTTATCTTTCCACTCACCAACCTCACCTACACCAGGCATAGTTGATGGATCAGAGTAATCTCTAAGCCAATCGGGATTATCAATCCCCCACTGGTCCCATTCGTGAATGCTCATCTTCACTTCTTTTTGTTCACCAGTTTTTGTATTAACAACAGGATATGTAGCCATAATTTAAAGCACCGGACGTGTTTATTTATTGTGTAAGTTTTTTTATCTGTTTACGAATTCTATTCTCTAATTTTTCAACCCTATAATGAGGTCCAAAATATACATTATCATAGTTATCTTTTATATGTTCTCCACTAAGTTCATCATACAACAACTTTGAGATCCCATAAGAATGACCAGAATCGTCACACAAAGGATCGGCAAAAAAGTTATAGTCAGGATACTTTTCAACAAGCATTCCGTTAACCATAATATTATGAAATATTCCTCCACCTAAAACAATATTTTTACAATCATTTAATTTCATTGCTTTTTCAATAACAAAGATAACTTTCTTCTCCAATGCTTTCTGTACTGCATATGCTAAGTTGACTCTCTTATCAAAATCATGTCTATATTTTTTTAATTGAGGATATGGAATATCATTTAACAGTAGAGATGGGTGAAATAAATTAGCATTAGAATCATAGTATGGACCTACATGAAATGGAGGAAGATTATCATCTTCTTTTCCGTATGGAGCCATCCCCATAGTTTTTCCAACGTTTTCAACACGAAAACCAAGATATCCAGTTATTGACTCGTACATAACACCCGCACTAATAGATGATGCTAAACGAATATTAGTAAAACCAAGACGAGTTTTGTATAGATCTGTAACAGCATCTTCTATATCACTCCAACTATGAAGGATATCTTCATACTCACTGGCTCTAAATGCATCTGTCGATACTTCTTTATAGAGTAGTTTCCATTGGTTATCCCAATTATCGTCATCCCTAATTTTACTAAAGACAGTAACATGCTCATATAATCTATGACCAAATTCTAAATCTTGTCCATCATAAAAATCATCCTGCATCAAAGGGACTAAATCACCAACATGTCCCCATCCATCCATAACAACACATGTTGCTTCATCAAATGGAGAGAGATAATAACCAGATGCAGCATGGTTAATATGGTGAGTAGAAAGTTTATTTCTTATAACAAGAGGTAAGGGGTCCTCACCTGCGGCTTTGGCGGCATAAATGTCTTTTTCATCAATAAAATCACACCCGAAAGGGTTATCATCAAAGTAATTACTTACAGGAATCTTATGTTTTTTCAAAGATATTCTACATATCTCTTGATCGGAAATATCAGTATTAGAAAATACCACCCAATCAAGATGTTTTGTATACTTTTTAACCTCAGCAAGAGAAACCATAGGCATAGTAAAATCTCTTTTTACACCACTAACTCTCTCTTCCTTTAAGAAAAAACAAATTGTTCCTCTATGTAATAGACATATACTTGCTCCATGTCCCGCTACATTTATACCTAAAATCCAGTCTGTTTTTACAGAGTTACTACTCATATAGCCTCCAAAATTCTTGTTTTAAGTTCTTCTTTATCATATTTTGGACCTAGAAAAAGATTATCAAAATTTACTTTTTCATTATCGTTTAAGTGACCATCTATACATGCAATTGGACCATTATCATAACTCCATAATAAAGCATGTCCTAAAGATTGTCCAGCATCATTTGGAATAGGGTCAATAAAAAAATTCATGTGTGGAAATTTTTCAGTTAATACTGCATTATTAACAACATTTAAAGCACATCCCCCACTAAGAACAATATTTTTACATTCATAATTATCATCAATAGATTTTATTATTTCCTCATATACTTTTTCAAAAGATTTTTGCATCTTGTATGCTAGATTTGCTCTTTTCTCATCAGAGGATATAATTTTTTCTAACTCAGGATAGTTTACCTCGTCAAGAGTTCTACTTTGAGTAAATAAATGTTTATTTGATCTAAGAGTTCCTTCAAGGAAAAATGGAGGAATGGAATCGTCTTCTTTTCCAAAAGCAGATAAACCCATTGTTTTTCCGCATTCTATATTATCAAATCCCAAATATGAACTAGTTACACCATACATAATTCCAACATCCATATGACTGGTGACTCTAACATTTGGTATACTGCTAAAGAATTTTTTCACCGATGGAGTACTAAAATTAGATGCTCCAGTTCTTTTTTGTCTGGAATTCCAACATTGTAAATCATGAAGACCGTCTCTACGATTCTGATCATACATTGCAACTCTATCGAGTAATTTAAAATTATTTGGGAAGGATGCTTCATAGACGCTGGTAGACTCATCTGCACGGATTGAAGGAAACGGTAATCCATGCGGGTCCAGATCATACCATTGATCGGTGGTGGATCCCCATCCATCAACTACTACGCATATAGCTTCATCAAATCCAGACGCATAAAAACCACAGGCAGCATGATGTAGATGATGCTCATCACTACTTTCGACCTGATCATCAGGGAGAGGAGCACCTTCAATGATGTTCAACTTCTCAAGATGGAATTGTAAAAGCTTTAAGTGATCATAGTTACTCAAATTTGAAACTAAAAGTTTATCTAAATGTCTTGTATGTTTCGCTACTGCATTTAACGATTCAAAAGGAAATGTAGAGTCATGCTTATCTCTAGATATTCTTTCTTCTTTTATAAAGAGGTCTACCTTACCATCTTTTAAAAGAGTAATTGATCCATCATGGGCAGCAAAACTTATAGCCAATACCCATTCGTAATTATCGCTTTCCAGTCTGTAGTCAGATTTATTACTTCCCATTTGGATTCTCCACTAACATATTAATTTCTGGTAGATAAAGATAAGGAATCGTAGATAATTTAAGTGTTTCTATAGCATCCTCAGGAGTTTCTACTATTGGATCTCCAGCAAGATTGAACGATGTATTCAATAGGAGAGGAACCCCCGTCATTACAAAGAATTTAGAGATTAAATTATAATAGTTTGGATTCTGAGAACGTCTTAGTGTCTGCACCCTACAAGTATTGTCTACATGAACTACTGCGGGCATCTCTTTTATCTTTTCTTCTCTACATCTAATCGAATATCCCATAAAAGGAGACTCACCAAAATGTTCCATGTAAAAGTAATCATTCGCATATTCATATAGAATTGTAGCTGCAAATGGTCTGAAAGATTCTCTT